GTTCTAGCTTCTTTTTTATAGATGGTTCGTTTTGTAGTTCCTCTTCCATTTATAAAAACTTTGTGAGAACTATAGCTCCTACCATAAATGGGTAAACCCCCCAAAGCATATTCTCTAACTTCTTAAATTTTTCAGATCCTTCATCAAGACGCTTTTCAATATTCTGATAGCGAATTGCACATTCTTTTTCGTGCATTTCTATTTTATGTAACGCGTCTTGGGATGTAGACATTATTTTTCTTTTTCTACTTCGACAGTAGTGTAGGCTTCATTAACATCTGGAGTAGATTTATCATCTGCAACAAACTTACCGTCTTCGTCTCTTGCTCTGACGGTTTTTTCTTCTACGCCTCTAACATTTTGCCATAATTTTTTAAACCAACTCATATTATTTCTCCTTGGCTTTACCAATATTTAAAGCTAATAAATCTACTAACTTATATAGCTTACCTATCCAAACATCATCTTTAGGTGTTGGTGTAGAAGCTGCTATAAGACTAGCAACTGTTACTATTATTGTAATCCAAGTTATTGCATTAACTAACATTTCCATTACTTCTCTCCTGCTTTTTTATTGATTGGTTCTACAACTTTTTCAACTTCTTCTTCTTGTTGAGAAGCTTCTGCTATATTCTTAATGCCTTGCAAAGTAAGCTTGCGTAGATTTGACACACCTTCTATTTCAGAACCTTTCCAAGCACCTCTTTCTACTGACGCATCTAATACTTTTAGTACGTTTATAAAATAATTTTCTTCCATACTTTTACTCTATTGATTCTGTATCTGGATTCCAAGTTTTACCAACAGTAGCAAATTTTGCAAAATGATTGTCTATTTCAGTTTGTGCTGCTGTTTGTGCTGCTTTTATAATTTGTGCATCTGTATTACTACCAGTAGTCACAGATTTACTAATTACAAAAGTATTTGCTGCATCATCTGTAACTATTAAAGTTACAAAAGTTTTAGACGCATCATCTGGATCAGTCTCGAACATATTTATGTTGTACTTTAAAGCCATGTTATTTTCTCCGTTTTATTAATTACCTAAAAATCTATTTATAGCCACACTATATCTTACTGTCGTACCTACTTTATTTTCTATAACCATACTAGCACCACTAGCGTAGATATTAGTTTGGTTATCTGTTCCCGAACTATTTACACCAAATCTACCTGCTGGATCGGCTACTTCAACAACATTTGTACCTGTTTCCATAAAAAATAACGCATGGTCATAAGTTACGCCTAAATTACTTCTGTTTTGTCCTATAGAAACTAATGCACCTGTGTTAGCTATATCTGTAAGCGTAAATATTGAGTTATCAGCTACTTCAAAATAACTATTAACCCAAGCAATAGATGTAATTCCAGAACTAGCTAAATAATTACCATCAGTTAATTGTAATTCTCCATTACCAAGTATTGTAAGAGCTGATATACCAATATCACCAGTTTTAAACACCATTTTTTGTGAAGCTGCGGTAGTATTGTGGTCATATACGATAGAACCTCTACTACTTGTACCTGAAAGGAAGGCTAGTTCTGAATTTTGTCCTTCGTCTGTATCTGAACTGATTTGAAGCGAACAATCTCCATCTGTTGATGCAAATCTTGCCTCTACTGTACCAGCACCAGATAAATTAAAATTATGAGTTGGATCTATCCCTATACCGAATTTTGCATCTTCTTCAATTTTTAATAATATATTACTTTGATTTATAGCAGTTTGATTATGTCCAACAATAAAACTTTCACCAGTCCCACTATCATTTGAATCAATATTAAGTCTAAATGAATTTGCAGTATTTAAAGTAAAGTTTGATGAGTCAGGACCAGTAACACCTCCAGATGCTAAAGTTAATCCATTAACAGTAGAATTGAATGTAGCAGCACCAGCAGCAGACATATCAAGAGTTAAAGCTGTAAACTCTGTAGTGTTATCATTTCCCATAAAGGTCATATCGGCATCACTAGCCGTTGATTGTATTCTCATACCACCACTAACTTGTTTGATACGACCGAACTCTGTTCCATCATCTGAAAAAGTTATGTCTGAACCACCAGCATCAAAAGTAATATCTCCAGCTACATCAAGTGTAAAATCACCGCTTGATAAAGCTAGTGTAGTTCCATCAATATTAAAATTATCAATATCTATACCAGCATCTGCTGTAATTTTTTGTGCAAAAGAAGTACCACCACCATCTGAAATAGTTATGGCATTGTCGCCATCAGTAAA